CGCGGGTGGTATTTGTTGCAGTCCTTGGGTCCCTTACCGAGTGCAGACATGATGTACTTTAATGCGGTATGCGTTGATGAATTACACGCAGGTCCGCCTTATCGTACGGGAGGCCCGCTCATGCTATGCAGAGAGCACCTTTCTGGTGCGTCGGGCAGTTTTTCACTCCAGGGTGGCCTAAATCGTTTTGTAGGCCCCTGTTGTCTGTCCAGCACAAATGCGCTGGCTAACAACAGGCCGACGGGCTTCACCGTAAATGGTGATGGCTCGCTAGACCCAGACATGTCTTTTGGTAAGGAAGATTTACTTGAGCACGGCGCCACAGGTTGGAATCATTTCCGACCGGACAAACCGCAAGCGGATTTATCGGTATTTCTCGGTGAAATCAGAGAAGTACCCCGCATGCTCTACCAGACTGCTGACTTTTTCCGCAGAAATTGGCAAACGCCCATGGCTCATCTTTCTGATGTGCCGGAACCGTCATCAAGATGGTTCCCTGATTTCAGTAGGGTGTACCGCAATCTGCGCGATGCAGGAAGCGACTGGTTGAATCTCCAGTTCGGCTGGATGCCTTTCGTATCGGACGTGCGTGAATTAATCAACACGTTCAATAATCTTGACAACCACCTGAATCGTATTTATGAACATGGTGGGAGTTGGGAACGGAGGGGCGGCGTCGTAGACTCTGAATCAGAAACGAGTAGCGAAACGGTGGACGGCTTTGCGGGCTATAAATGCACGCCGGTTGTCCTTACGAGTTGCTACGATTCAGGGTCGATCAGCACCATGACGACAGTTACAGATGTATCTAACTGTTGGTTTGAGGCTTCGTTTAGGTACTATGTACCGAAGCTTCCCTCGAACACTCGAATTGGGAGGCTTCATGAAATTATGATGAAGCTCAAACTGATGGGGGCTATTCCTACGCCCTCGGTGCTGTGGGAACTTCTGCCGTTTAGTTGGTTGGTGGATTGGTTTTCGAATGCAGGGGATGTTATTGATAATTTGTCCCTGAATTTCCTTTCCAATATCGCCGCCAAGTACGCGTATGTAATGAAGCATACGATCCACACGATTGATATCGTGAGTTCGGCACAGGGTGCCGATCAGGGATCGCAGCGGATTTCAGCGCAACTGACCTACGAAAGTAAAGTCAGAACGGCAGCATCTCCTTTTGGATTTGGTTTAACCTTAGATGATTTAACTCTAAGGCAATGGTCGATTCTCGCTGCTCTTGGCCTGACCCACGACATAATGCTCGCGGGCACAAGTTAGAGGTTAGGCGTAGACTGAGAATCTGGTGGATTACAAAACCACCGAATAATTCACATATCTAACAGACCTAGGAGGTCAACCATGAGTTTAGGAACCCCACAAACCATAACCGTAAATTCCGTAGATCAGACTCTTAATGAAATTGAGTCTGAAGGTATGTCAACTACCTACGTAACTGATGATGGAGACTATAGTTTTAAAGTCTCGCATCAGGTAGGTAAGAGGAAGAGACATTTGATTCGTCTCGACTTCTCGGACATTGCGGAAGACCCGCTCACGGCTGAAAATATGTCGGTCGCGGGAGCCGTCTACGTCGTTGTCGATGAGCCTTTAATAGGCTTTACAGACTCCGAAATAGACTACCGTGTTCAAGGGCTAATAGCCTGGTGCACGGCTGCCAACATGACGTCACTGATGGAGGTTAACTTTTATGTTGTCCTTTTTCAGGATGTTGTGTTGGCCCTGGTATGCCATGTGGTATGTCGCATATATTATGGCGAAAATCATACGGCGCCTGTTAAACAGGACTCCAGGGATGTTTGGCTAACGGTTTAACCCCTGCTGTTTTACAAGTGGGGCGCCTAACGGCGCCCCCAGCAGTTGGGGCTGTGGTTTGGATCTACATGGGGCACCTGAATTCCGGTTCCATGTTTAACCCCCTATAAATAGGAGGAAGCATGAAAAGGGACGAAAGTGACCAATTAGATCTCGTGACTGCACTCTTTAAAGACGTACAATCACAAATTGCAGTTGAATCTGTCGATGTGAAACGCGACCTCGAAATTTTGAGGAAGCGGGTCGAACACGAAGGGTCGTCATTTGTTAAGATAACCCTGCCTGACTACGGTGCGGACTTTGAGTCTGCGTTGAAATCAGGTTGTATTGACACGTCGCACTTCAGATCTTTCAAGAAGTGCAAGGGAATCCCTGCATTTATGCAAGGTATCCTCTGTCATGTGTTCGATAGACAGACCGGTAAAATCCTTGACAAGCCTGATACTCAGGCCATAGCTGCCATACGGCAGATATGTTATACTTTCAAAAAGGTCAAAGAGCCTTGTGCGCCTTTCCGGCAGCATGAAGCCCTTCGTACCTTTGTCAAGGACGAGTCGATCTTCGATGAGCCACTGGAGCTTACCGACGTGAGCCTCTTTCAAGAGGTGTCGGATGTCCTGTGGGTTAATGTTATAGGTTCAGAAATGGATCTATCGATGTTGACCCCTCAGCATGGCCCCGGAGCTGTAGCCGAAAAATTGGCATCAAATGCTAAATATTCGATGCAGCGCTGGCACGAACGCCTTGAGCCGTACTTCCCTGCATACCCCAATCTGGTTGGATGTTCCAATCCGGATATAGGTCAGCAGAGGCTTGAGGAGGTTGAGTTCGTAGATGAGGCAGATGAGTCACCCGTAAGGGTGATTACTGTCCCAAAAACGTCGAAGAAGCCCCGTATTATCGCGATTGAGCCGGCTTGTATGCAGTATGCACAGCAAGCTTTGAAGAGATGGCTTTATGCCACGCTCGAGAGCTCGGTATTGACTGCTGGTCATATAAACTTTACTGATCAGCGGATTAATCAATACTACGCGCTTGAATCCTCGGTGACTGGGTGGTACGCCACCTTAGATTTAAGCAGCGCCAGCGACCGCGTTCCGCGGGACTTGGCTCTGTCCATGTTTGATTGTAACCCTGATCTTAGGGATGCAATTGATGCATGTAGATCGAGGAGGGCGCAGATTTTTGATGAGGAGTCCATCCCTCTAAGGAAGTTTGCGTCTATGGGGTCGGCCCTGTGTTTTCCTGTTGAAGCCATGTACTTCTACACAATTTGTGTAGCGGCTTTAATTAGGCATTACAGGCTACCGGTAACCTACGGCTCTGTTTATAATATGAGTCGCAAGGTGTACGTCTATGGGGATGATATTATTGTTCCCACTGACGCAGCTGCTGCTGTTTCTGAAACTTTGCATAAGTACTACTGCAAGGTCAATGTCGGTAAATCGTACTACACGGGAAATTTCCGTGAGTCGTGCGGCATGGATGCCTATGACGGGGCAGACGTAACACCTGTCTACGTTCGTACTAAGGCTCCCAGAAACAGACGGAACGCAAAAGAGCTTATCTCGTGGACCGAAACTAGTAATCTCCTTTTCAAAAGGGGTTATTGGAAGGCCTCTACATTTATGAAAAACAAGGTAGAGGGCATCATCGGTAAACTACCGGTGACGCAAGACGAGGTAGGTGGCTTGCATTGGTACTCATTTTGTGGCGTACCAGACTACCAGAAAACTGAAAAGTTTATCCGGTGGAATGGTAATATCCAGGTCATTGAAGTAAAGACCTGGAGTGCTACCCCTATGCGGGATATCACTGACCGTGTAAGAGGAGTACCACGTCTGCTCAAGTCCCTACTTAAACTTGAAACGGGTGATCCGACTGAACGAGTGATCCACAGTCATGTGGACCTTGATGAGGAAGGAAAGCCTGTAAACTCGTATAAGTATGAGGATGCAGACAGTTCCGTACGGCGCGGCGCCGTCAATCTTAAACGCCGCTGGACGCCTCTGGTGCCGTACATGCCGGAGGTAAGAAGGGTATAAAACCCTTGGGGGAGCCATCAGGTCGATGGCCTTACTTTGCCAGATGAGTTTAGGCACATAGGGGTAGACTAAGCCCCGGGCGGCCGGAGTCCTTAATTCCGGCAGCCATTTCGCCACTCATCGCAAGAGGGCCTCGCACTTT